GACCGGCTGTTTTTAATCTTTTCTAATATTTCTTCTTCGTTTTCATCACACAACCAAGGAACAACATCAACAGAAACGCCATCAAAATCTACGGTTGTAAATTTATCATAGATAGTAAAATCTTTATATTCATTAAGTAATAGTTGAGAAGAATTAACTTTGAGTGTATTGCGATAGGTAATATCATGGTTACCCAACATTGAGTAAAACTTGATATTGTTTTTTTCTACTTCGTCAAAAAAATAATTGCGACACTGGTAAAGGCTATTAAAGTTAATAAACTTCCGCCTATCAAACAAATCACCCATTTGAAATATTTGAGTAATGTTGTTTTCTTTAAGATATGGGAAAAGAATGTTCTCATAGAATTTTCTTATATAGTTATGGAAGATAATACTATCACCACGCATACCGAAATGCGTATCACCAAGAATACATAATTTCATATTATAATTGTTTTGTTAGTTTTTCTATTTGGTCTTTAAGTTGAAGTTTTTGTAATTTCATTTTAGTTAAGCTTGTATCTGATAGGTAGTTTGTATATCCTTTTTTAATCTGTTCATCTAATTCACGGTGTTTTGTTTTTAAAGATTCGAGATGGTCTGCTATCACTAAAATTCTCCTTTATAAACGGGTATATCATTACATTTTGTTGAATAGTTTGGATCTTTAGTATCACACTTGTTAAAAAATCCTGCACATGAACTAATCATAACACAAAACAATAATAAGAGAGGCAATTTTTTATTCACCAACAAACTTATCAACTCCTTTTACCTTTGCTTCTTTTTTCTTTTTCTTTGTCTCTTCAAAGTTTTGAATAAACTCGGAAATATTATCATACAATTCAAACTGTCTTGTGTTGCCATCAGCATCTTCAAGTAATTCAAATTCATCTAAAATACCAATTTGTTCTGTAGCTTTATACTTCACATATAACTGTTTTTTCTCTCGTGTGATTCTACGAAGAAAAGCATAGTAAATAATTTGTGTGAAGTAAGCAAATGGATTTTTAGATTTATCTGGATTAAAATTACGGAAATACATCATACAGTTTTCAATACCATCAGCAATCATTTCATCTCTAAATGAATATGATGCAAAGTTTGGTTTGCGTGATAAGTGTTCTGCAATTTTTAGAAAACATTCACCGACATAATTAGGTATTTGTGGTTGAGGCTTATTCTTTTTATCAGCTTCTTCACATTTACTTTTATATTCAATTAATGCTTTTAAAAAATCCCCATTATTAACATAGTGTTTTTCTTTTGCCATAATATACCTTCTTTCATGTTTGCCTGGTTTAGGCCTTGACAAATTTGTTTTTTGTCATTATAATCCTTATGTCGCCAGATGAGGCTGGATCCTTCCAAGGAGGGTTAATACTCTTTTTCTATAATCAAAACCTAACATTGATGCTTTCTGTCCTTTATTCCAAGGAGGATGCCTGTTTTGAGAGGTGTATTGGTCAGATGTTAAATCAATAATACGATTCTGATTGTCAACACACCACCAGTGCCAAATGCCCTCATCATCTAAAGCACGATGTAGTTTTAATTCTTGTGTTCCAAATATTTTTTGTAAACAGGCAGATGCTGTATGGCAGTGACCAAACATTGGGTTGGTACTGTTGCGTTCTACCCATTTTTTAGGTAATAAATCGGGTGTTAAATTTTTTAATATTAAATTGGTTACAATTCTCAAATTATCAATATTATATTCCATGGTTAATGTATTTGACCTTTATCCTTTGCTATATTAAATTTATCAAGTAATTCATCCATTGTTGTCATGTCATCATCATATTCATCAACATAAACAGAAGATTCTAAACTGTCTTTATATGATTTGTTTTCTTTTTTTATCATCTCATCACTATATTTAATTTCTTTTGAAACTTCATGAACCATATTTAAATAATATTCAATAAGACTGTCTTTTGGATTTGTATATGTAACTATTTCTGAATTATTTAATGTAGCTATATTATCAGATATAATCTCAACTGGCAACCATGGTACCATCATCATTACCGATCCTTTACCTGACCGTCTAAGCAAAACAACCATAGGATTATTTAAAATGGTGTTTTCTTTATCTGCTATAACATCAGCGATAACATCTTCACCAGATTGAAGTCTAACAACTTTTATATTAAGTGTTTCAGCCATTCTTGAGTTCGATATTGTAGAACTTGTATTTGAACTTCTCTTCATCATATATTTTCATTCTTTCAATAAAATGTTTTAGTGTATAATTGGTAAATTTACCAACTCTAAAATCATCAGCGATATCAAACAAAGTCGCTACTTCTTTATTATCTCCTACTCTTAAACCTCGACCGATAGATTGAAGATTACGAATACGAGACTTACTCGGCGAGGCAAAGATAATATTATGTAAGTTCCTTATATTTATACCCGTAGAAAAAGTACCATATGATGCTACGATAATAGCATCTTTTTCTCTTTCAGTAATTGACCGAACAGCTTCACGAGATTCTGTATCGGTTCCACCAAAAACAAAAAATGTTTTTCTTTTTTTCGCCTTTTCTTTAATGACCTCATATAAATCTTTTCCATGTTTTTCAACAAACTGAAAAAGTATAAGAGAGTTTCCATTTAATGATAAGGCTAAGTTTCTTATAAATTCGTTTCGTGCTTTGTTTTGAACAATATAATCTATTTCAGTATTATAATCCCATTCTTTCGCTTGTTTGCAAACCGATTCTGGATATTTCAACACTAAACATTTGATTTTAAAATCCGCCAAATGTTTTTGTTCAATAAGTTCAGATGTAGTTGTTGCACGATAAACAGGACCAAATAAACCTTCTAATACTAAGCGATGTGTTTGTGTACCGTCTAAAGTGCCTGTTGTTCCTATCCTATATTTAGCACTAGAACAACCTGACATAATTGTTGTTAAAGACTTAGCTTTAAATTGGTGAGCTTCGTCACCTAAAACAAAATCAAACTGTTCAAAATATTCTGGAGGATTTTTATAAACAGATTGCCAGGTTGTAATAGTGATAAAACTGTTTGTGTGTTTTTCTTTACCTGAATATTGTCTATGGCAGTATTTGTCTGAATCATAACCATACGATTTAAAATCACTAAACATTTGTTCGACTAATGAGGTTGTTGGCACAATCATTAGTCCTTTCTTATAATCAGAGCTTTGGAGATATCTCACTATCAGGTATAGTATTAAGGACTTACCAGATGCAGTTGGAGACAGTAGGAGAACCCTTTTATTGCGAATTCCTGTGATAAAAGACTTGAGTTGGTAGTCACGGACCTTGTAAGGTAAATTTAAAGATTCAATAAATTCTTTAGCTTCATGTACCGAAAAGCTCTCTGTTGAACTAACTTCTTTATCTATTTCAAGCTTATAATTTCTTTCTTCACAAAACTTTTGTATATAAGCTACAAGACCATGATATATGGTAAAGTTTCTCAAATCTAAAAGCCTTATCTTTCCATCCCAAGCTCGCATCTTATATGCCGGTGTGAATTGATAACCAGGCACAAAGAATGTAAAATACTCGGACATCTCTTGAGCAAAATGCCTTTCACATTCTAACTGAATATAAGATTCGTTTTGTTTATGTAGAATGATATCAGCCATTATACACCTTGAATGAATTTCTCCCAATCAATAAATGACCTAAGTTCCCATGTTCGGTTGTTTAATTCTTTAAGAATAGCTTCACACACGGTAACAATTTCATCATGTAAGGTTTTAGCAGCTTTGTGTTTGTTAATATCTTCATCACTTTCTAAATATGTGTTGAGTTCGGCTTTGAGAACATAAGGAAATGGTTCCCAACCATACTTCTTCAACTCATCATCATCGAGTTTGCCTGTATAATATTCCCATTTAAGTCGTCTGATTTTATTTAATTTAAATTCAGATTCTTTAGACAATAAACGATGGCGAGAAAGTATATTCAAATACTTACTGTGTAATTGTGGTATCTTTGTTAGTTCTTTACCTGGTTCAGTTCTGTCCAGTTCGGAATCTTTTCTCCACATTTCTAGTAGTTCTTCTAATTGTTTCATAATTTATAATCCTCCAATAGTGGAGTATAACCAATTGGCAATCAAATGTCAAGCGTTTTTACCAAGTTTTTTCGATATCGTAGTAACTATACCGAAAAGTGGCGTCTGCTGTTAAGAGCGTATCAGGATTATCACTTGAAGACATTATAAAGGTTGATAGCGTAGTTGGAAAACATTCGTAAAATTTCATACGAATATAAGGTTGGTTTGAAGAAGATAATAATGTTAATGTTGCATCACTATATTGAGGTCTTTTTGTTGCTACTCTAGTAGCTTGTTTGTTTAATCTTCTTAAATCTTTGTAATCATCAAAGTCCTCTGGAAAGGTCATGCCACGAATCCAATCATGCACTTCTATCCAAGATTCCATTCTTTCATCAATCAAAA